ATCGCAAAGACCATGGAGGCTGACGAAAGGAAATGCAGAAATGAGAAACATGTCTAAGAAAACCTGGAAACTCCGGGTTTGGAATCACATGACCGAGATGCAGAAGTTGGATATTCTGCTGAAGCATGCTAAGGTTCCACATACTTATGAACGTCGCTGGCCAGAGATGGACAGACCGGACTGTCAGGAATATCTCCCGGGCGGACGACACGATGGTGGTGAGCAAATCACTGCATATGATGCTGCTGGAAATCGTATCTGGGATGGCATTTGGGGTTGGGGTTCCTATGGCTTTGAGCAGGGGCTTATCGAGGTGATGGGTAGGCAGGCACTTGGCCTTGATGATGTTGAGGGCTGGCTCACGGCTCGTCAGGTTACAAAGATGTGGAGGTGTAGAAATGCTGCGCAAAATCGTTGATTTCGTCAAAAAGATACTCTGGACAGAGCCGATGGTTTCGACAGTCAACACGCTGAAAGATGCCATGCGGGATCTTGAGGTGGCCCGGAACCACTTTGAGAACTGCGATCCGGAGTTTATCACGGCTGCTATCTTCGAGCTGAACGCTGCGGAGAGCCGTCTGGATGCTGCGAGGAGGTGTGCGGTATGACAACTTTCTACTGCCCTACATATTTCTGCAATTTCTGTGAGCGAGAGTTTGAAGTGGGTAATCGCTATCATAATGAAGAGGAAGCATTTAATAAAGCAAAAGAATTGATGTACCACAAAGCTGTTCACATCTGTGATAATGGACATATTGGTGTCGGTGCTTTTACAGGATTTGAAAGGGTGGATATCGGTGACTAATAATACTTGGGAAAAAATCGGCCATATGCTGGGTCATATTCTGGCGGCAACGCTGGTTATTTGCGCGTGGCTGATCATTATTGTGTTCACGCTGAAGGTGATCTGGTTCATTTTGTTCCGGATTCTGCTGTGAGGTGCGATATGATTGACTATGAAGAAGTTGTTGAGGCCATATGGAGGTACGACATCCCTCGAATCGACATTGATGAGGATATTACGACGCTTTATGCGGATGGCAAACCCTTTGCGCAAGTTATTCACAGGGCTGACGGGTCACGCGAGGACTTGTATTTTGAGGATTACGAGCTTCAAAAAGATATCCTGATCAAGCCGAACGCTACGTTGCGTGATGTGGTCGAGCTTTGCATGAATGGTGACATTAGCTACGCAGATGCTCGTGAATGGTGCATGGAGAATGATATTTCACTTGGGCAGTTCGACAGGTGGCTTTATGGCGCGCTGAGAAAGTCTGATAACCCTGCCCGGGTGGAACCGAAAGAACCGTGGCCATATCGAGTGGTGGCGGGCATAAACCGCGTGCTGGAGATTCTGCTTAACTCGATTTTGGAGGATTTTATATGAAGATGCACACGTTTTGGTTTGAGTGCACGGACAATGGTGGCGGGCATCAGGCCTTTGAAGTCAGGGCGACCGACAAGCAGGAGGCCATCAAGAAGGGCATGGTGTTTGCAAAGAAGCATGCTTCGGGTGATATCTGTGGGGACTGGACTTGCAGATTGATACAGGAGGATCTTTTATGAGATGTTGCCCTATGTGCTATTGTAAAGCATATTTGAAAAATACAGGCGCGATGACCTGCGGTACGACTATGAAACTCCAATATGAGATTTCCTGTTCTAATTGTGGACTCGGTCCAGCTAAAACAGGTGCGGTCTTAATGACCTATAATGAGCACAACATGCAGGGTGTAATTGATGATTCAGATCTGAAGCAGCTTATTAAAGACTGGGATTCTATTTTGCGAGATCCCGAAAGAGAAAGGATTGCTAACATATGAAAATCGTTGAACCTAAGTACGAAATCCTCACTGATATTTCTGAGGGAGGCATTAAGGAGCTCCAGCAGATCGAGCGGGTGGCCCGGGTCTGCTACAAGAGCGAGGACAAGATCACGCCGGATGGTGAGTCGGCAAAGAAACTGGTGGGCTTTCTGGTGAAGCAGGGGCATGAGGCTATGCTGGAGCATTCGCAGCTGTCCGTGCTGTTCACCTGTGACCGTGGCGTGGCGAATGAGCTGGTGCGTCACCGCATTGCGAGCTTTGCGCAGGAGAGCACCCGGTACTGCAACTACTCGAAGGAGAAGTTTGGCGGAGAGTTGACGTTTATCTGGCCTTCTTATATTCGTGGCGAGCAGTATTGTGAACTGAACGATAGCGAGGTTACGATCAAGAGTTCGTTCCTTGAAGCCATGACTTATGCCGAAAAGGACTACAAGCTTATGATCGCTAACGGTATGCGCCCCGAGCAGGCCCGTTGTGTACTGCCGCTGTGCTTGAAGACCGAGATCGTGGTGACGGCCAACTACCGTGAGTGGCGCAACATCTTCAAGCTGCGTACTCCTGTGGCGGCCCATCCTCAGATGCGGGAGCTCATGTGCCCGCTGCTGATGGAACTCCAGAAGAAGATCCCGGTGGTGTTCGATGATATTTACACGTACTGGCCTGCGGATGACCAGACACGGAAAGGAAGTATGGTGAAGTAAGCATGAAAGGAATTGATAAGAAATATATCGACGCGCTACAACAGTTTGGCTTTCATTTATACACGACCGAAACCGGGTATAAACTGTGCTATAACCCGATAGGTGGAACATTCTCTGCAAATTTTAATGACGAGAATTTTGTAGAGAACCTAATCAACTTTGCAGAGACATTTGATCCGAGTGCCTATGCCTCGGTTGAAATCGAGGGCCCATGCTCAATCAAAGAGCTTGCCGAGACAGTTAAAAGTATGGAAAAAATTCAGCTTCTCCTCCTGAAAGTAGCTCTTGCATTTGTAAAGATCGATAAAGAAAGCATGGTGAACGAGAATGCAGCAAAGAACGTATGATTTTCTCGCTAAGTTGAAGGTTCCCATGCTGACCTTCGGCGGGGAGCTGATGGGCGAGGCTGTGGAGATGGTCGTCGATGACTTGAACTCGCACCGATTTATGTCCATGAGGGATATCGAGGCATCACTGGCAGATAAGTTCAATTGCAGCCCTGGTGTTGCGGATCGCCGGATGCGGTATGCATTGGATATGGCGGAGTATCGCTCTGGTGGGGTTAATATTGAGCTGGAGAATTTGAAGAGTACATACGATATTAAGGTGCTGTCGCTGAAGAAATTCTTGTATGCAGCGGGGAGAAGTTTGATGACGGAGGTGAGTGTGGGTAATGACCGCGGGTGAATTTAACGAACTGGCCAAGCAGGGGCGAGTATGGGGCTAAGATCGTGGCTAATTTTAGTGGTGAATACGGGCTGGTTGAGAAAATTTCCGGTTTGACGAACCAGTTTGTGAGGTTTCGGTTCAAAGGTAAGAAGTGCGATACGATCATCTCACCGGAGAATGTGATGTTTGAGATTGAGGATTAAGGTATGAAACTGGATAAAAATGTTATTTGGGTGAGGCCACCCTGATTTACTTGACTATGGGCAGAGCACATGATATCCTAAATGCATGATGAATAGGAGGTGCTTTTATGGCACGGACGGTAAAATGCCCTGGCTGTGGTGCGGATCTTACGGTGAAGGATGGCAACCGAGATTTCATGTTTTGTGAGTTCTGTGGGACGAAGATTCGGCTCGATGACTATCAGGAGACGCATCGGTTTGTGGATGAAGCACGGATCCAAGAGTCCAAGGATGCGAAAGAACTTGAGCTTAAGAAGATGGAGTTTGAGGAACGGAAGAGGAAAGAAAATGATGAGTTTCTAAAGAAAAACTGGAAATGGTTCCTTTTGTTTTTTATTTGCTTAATCGCTTTTTGCCTTTTTATGAGCTATATAACTCCAGAAAAAGAAAGCGCCATTGATCGAGGACTTGACATTTTTGAAACTTATGTTAAGTCAAAAGGGTAATCTCATGCCCATTTCTGCCCATTTTATTTTTCGCAATTTTTGGGATTTTTCGAGAAAACGTCAAAAAAGTGCCATTTTTGTGGCCAAAAACCCACTTTGTGGCCAAAAATTTTTATAAAAATGGCCACAAAATTTAACGTATTTACGTTAAAAATATGCCGTTTGGCCAAAAACCCACTTTTTTCTTTAACTTACTTAAAAAAATGAAAATATATATATAGTAATAGAGGATAAAAAACGGGTTTTTGGCCACAGCGAGTTTTTACCCATTTCCACCTTGCAAAAGAGCGCCAAATAGTGTATTCTTAAAGCACCGTGTACGAACGTAGCACTCCTAACATATATGAGGTGAAAAGTTATGGATAAGTACGGTATTGAACATTGGATTACAACTGACCAATATGGAAATGAAGTTGAATGCTTTGCAAATAAATTTGCAGAGGTTCATACGAAACGTCCGATTTGTGTTTGTGGTGAGCCGATGGTGGAAACTCGTGAACTCGAATGGGACTGCCCTAAATGTGGGGCACACCTCGAAGCGGAAGATGTTTCCAGAAGCATCAATCCGGATGATTATATGACCTGTAACCTTGAGCCGGATGAAGACTACGGAGAGTACAAATATATGGAAGATGACGATGGTAGTCGAGCTTTCCTTGCTGGTGCGCCGGGATACGAGATTGATTTCTTTCACCTAATTTAATATAGCCACGGCATTGCCTCTGCACGAAAAATGCAGGGGCTTTTTCTTTTTCTCTGAAAATTCCTAAAAATTCACATTTTTTCCTAAAAACTCACGCGAGAAAAACATCCCCTTTTATGGGGGGAATAGAATGCGTCTCAGGATGCACTATTCCTCTTATTTTGGAGGTTGCATCATGCTCGAAAACAAATTCAAGACAGGATTGATAAGGGAGCTGAAAGAACGCTTTCCTGGCTGCATGGTTGTCCATCTTGATCCAAACGAGATTCAGGGAATCCCCGATCTCTTGGTTCTCTACGGCACAACATGGGGCGCATTGGAGGGCAAGAAGTCAGCGAGTGCCTCTCATCGTCCAAATCAGGACTATTACGTTCAGCAGATGGACGAGATGAGTTTTGCGGCCTTTATCTATCCCGAAAACAAGGAGGAAGTTCTTAATGAACTGGCGAGATCATTCGAGGCTCACGGGGAAACATGCCCTCCTCGGAGCAAGTAACTACCATTGGTTGAACTATGACGCAGATAGATTGACCAATGCAGTTCTCAATTACCAGGCGAAGGAACGGGGAACACGGCTGCACGCATTTGCAGCAGAGTGCATTGATCTGAAGCAAAAACTGCCGAAGAACAAGAAAACCCTTAATACCTACGTGAACGATGCCATTGGTTTCCGCATGGATACCGAGCAGGTGCTGTATTACAGCGACAACTGCTATGGAACTGCGGATGCCATTTCGTTCAACGATGGGTTCCTTCGCATCCACGACTTAAAAACCGGAGCTGTTCCTGCACATATGGAGCAGCTCTATATTTATGCCGCTCTGTTCTGTCTGGAGTACGGATACCACCCGAAAGATATTCGGATGGAGCTCCGTATCTACCAGAACGATGAAGTTTGGGTCGAGAACCCCACTGAAGAGGAAATCAGCCCCGTCATCGCTAAAATCAAAGAGTTCGACCCGATCATCACTGATATTTTGTTAGGAGTGGCAGCATGAATCCGATTGAAAAAGACCTCCGTTCTTATTTTGGCATCACTTCCGAAAGCAATATCCTGGAGCACTATGGTACCAAGCGACATTCTGGTCGCTATCCTTGGGGCTCCGGCGATAACCCGTATCAGCATTCCGGCGATTTCCTGTCTCGTGTAGAGGAGCTTAAAAAGAAGGGCCTCTCGGAGAAGGAGATCCTGGAGACCATCAACGACTCTCTCCCTGACGAGTATAAGATGGGCTTGACCGAGTTCCGCACTGCACGTCAGAAAGCAGGCCATGACCGTAAGGCATTGGAGTACGATCAGATTCGTGCGCTGAAGGATGACGGTCTTGGTTGGAAGGAAATTGGTGACAAGCTCGGCATGAGCGAGTCCAGTGTGAGGTCCAAGTATAACAATGCGATTGGCGAAAAAGCCAGCCAGGCTGAGAAGATTGCCGCGACTCTGAAAGAAGAGGTCGATAAGAAGGGCATGATTGATATTTCTGAGGGCGCAAATCAGGTCCTCGGAGTGTCGGAAAGCAAGCTGGACGAGGCTGCTTATATTCTGGAAGCAGAATATGGCTACCAGCGCTATGGCGTTGGTATCAGACAGCCGACCAATGTCCGTCAGCAGACGAACATCACGGTTCTCGCAAAGCCGGAGTTCGACCAGAAGTATGCTTATCAGCATCAGGATCAGATCGATTCTCTGGGCGATTACCACTCTGATGATGGCGGCGAGACCTTCACGAAGCTTCAGCGCCCCTCTAGTCTGGATTCCAGTCGAGTTGCAATTCGTTATGGCGATGAAGGCGGTCTGGACAAAGACGGTGTTATGGAGATTCGCCGTGGTGTGCCCGACCTTGACCTCGGCAAGAGCCATTATGCGCAGGTTCGTATCCTCGTTGACGGTGACCATTATCTGAAGGGCATGGCTGTCTATTCTGATGATCTGCCGGATGGTGTGGACGTTATGTTCAACACCAATAAGCCTTCTGGCACGCCCAAAATGAAGGTCCTCAAGGAAGCAAAAGCGGATCCTGATAACCCGTTTGGCGCAGCTATCAAGGCCAACGGACAGAGCATGTATATCGGCGAAGATGGCAAAGAGCACCTCTCGCCGATCAACAAGCTGAAAGAAGAGGGCGACTGGGATACGATGTCCCGGAATGTCTCTTCTCAGTTCCTTTCCAAGCAGCCCAAGAAGCTGATCGAGAACCAGCTTAACCTTACTGTCGCGGATTACAAAGCCCAATATGATGAAATCATGCGGTACGATAATCCTACGGTTAAAAAGAAGTTGCTCAACGATTTTGCTGATACGGTTGAGGGAACGTCCATGACCCTGAAGGCATCTGCTTTCCCGGGTCAGTCCACGAAGGTTATCCTGCCGATCAATAAGATCAAGGAGACAGAGGCGTATTGCCCCACCTATGAGAATGGCACCAGGCTTGCACTGATCCGTTATCCTCATGCAGGTACCTTTGAGATTCCCATTGTGACTGTCAACAACAAGAATGTCAGCGGCAAGCGGAATCTCGGTGCGATTCAGGATGCAATCGGTATCAATGCAAAGGTTGCAGAGCGGCTTTCGGGCGCAGACTTCGATGGCGACACGGTTATGGCAATCCCTGTTACCGACAAGGTCAACATCAAGTCCACCCGTGCGCTGAAAGCACTGGAAGGATTTGACCCCAAGACAGCTTATGCAGTTCCTGAAGGTAATCCGAACAATGTCAGGCTGATGAAGAAAGAGGAAAAGCAGCGCGAAATGGGCGTGATCTCCAACCTTATCACTGATATGACATTGCGAGGTGCCGATGAGGACGAGCTTGCACGTGCCGTTAAGCACTCCATGGTCGTTATCGATGCAGAAAAACATAAGCTGGACTACAAGCGCTCTGAGCGTGAAAATGGTATCCCCGAGCTGAAGCAGAAGTGGCAGATTCGTGTGGACGAGGAAGGCGCTACGCACTATGGCGGCGCGTCCACACTCCTGTCTCGCCGTAAGCAGACGGTTCGTGTACCTGAGCGCCGTGGCAGCATTCGAGTCGATAAGGAAACTGGTGAATACATCTACAAAGAAAGTGGACGTACCTTCATTGACCCTAAGACGGGTAAGGAACGTAAGGCCGAGGACACAGTCAGTCTGATCTCCGAAACAAAGGATGCACGTACGCTGTCTTCTGGCACCATCCAGGAGAATCTGTATGCGGACTTCTCCAACAAGCTGAAGGCCATGGCCAACCAAGCGCGCAAAGAGGCGGCCAATATGAAGGGCATCCAGCGTAACCCTGAAGCGGCCAAGACCTATGCGCCTGAGGTTGCATCCCTGAAAGAGAAGTACAACAACATGATTGCTAACAAGCCTAAGGAACGCAAAGCAATGCTGATTGCGAATGCTAATATTAAGGCGAAGATTCAGGAACAGGGACTTGATCCTACGATCGACAAGAAAGAAATCAAGAAGATCTCTTCTGTTGAGATGCAGCGTGCTCGCGATTCTGTTGGCGCAAGCGGACGCAAGTCCAAGATTACCTTCACGGACAGGGAATGGGAAGCTGTTCAGGCTGGCGCAATTTCCGACAATATGTTGACGAAATTCCTTAATTCGTCTGATTCTGACGAAATTGTAAAGCGTGCAATGCCGAAAAACGTTACTGTTATGACTTCTGCAAAGATGTCTAAAGCAAACGCAATGTTGCGAAGCGGTTATTCTTATGCTGAAATCGCCAAGGCCTGCGGTGTTCCGGAGTCCACGGTTTACAGCGCGCTTAATAAGTAACAATCTACTAAGAAAGAGGCTTTGAATAATGGTTCGATGCTTTCTCACCACCTTTGACAACCCGTACAGTCCGTACGATGAGTTCGAGAAGTGGTATCAGTATGATGTCGAGCACGGTTACAACTCTTCCGGTTTGCTTATGAGGATCGCCGAGACCTCATCTCAGTTCACGGACAACGAAAATGCCTATGAAATTGAGAAGGCAATCGACAAGATCGTTGCTGCTGACCCGATAAACATTTACAAGAAGCTCAAGATCACCGTGCCCGACGAGGACACGCTCGGCCAAACCGCGTAAACCATAGGGAGGGGGGGTCCCAAAATCGACACCCCCTCTCAAATCGCGCCGGTCTTTGATATTTCCCCGGAGGGAAAATTGATATTTGGGCTTTAAGGCTCCGACAGCGAAAGCTGCCGATTATATTTGTGTAAACTCTCGATGCCTGTATCCACAGCAGGTGTTAAGATTTACAGTCATATGGACAATTGCCGAGGTTCTGGGGTGTAGACCGGGGCTTCGGCAGTTTTTGCAAGGGCTCATGGGATTAGTATCCTCCTATATATTTGGGTTCAGGGCTTTCACGATGTTCAACCTCCATTGGGCATGATCTGCTTTTTCTTCTCCTTTCAAATGAGACAGGCTTAACTGGTACTACTGCGACTCCCATGAACCCTTGCAAAAGCAAAATAGGAATATGAAACGAGGTTATTGCAATGAAACCTAAGAAGTCTGCTCCGGGCGAAATGTCGGCTGCAACTTCGCGGCCTGCAAGAACCCCGGAAGCACAAGAAAACTATATGATCAACCTGGCGATGAAGCTGGTTGAGAGACGACTGCTGGAAGGTACGGCATCCAGCGCTGAGACGACCCATTTTCTGAAGCTGGCGACCTCTAAGAACGAGTTGGAGAAAACAAAGCTGGAAGAGGAAAACAAGCTGCTGCGGGCAAAGACTGAGACACTCCAGAATGCAAAGCACTCCGAGGAGATGTACGAGAAGGCCATTGCTGCCATGAAGAAATACAACGGCTTGGGAGAGGATGACGAGTATGACATTAATTGACGTTGCATTTGCCCTGAGCATGGTTGTGATGATTATTTTCGTACCACTATTCTTTGCCGAGTGGGCCGAGAAGCACACCCAGAGTTATGCGCTTGAGATATTTGCGCATTTCGGAATGCCTGCGCTACTGTGGTGTGTAATGTTGGTGCTATATGAATTGCTGCGTAAGAATGGGGTAGTTGGGTGAAATGTCAATAACGAATATCCAGATGCTATTGGCTGTACTGTGGTTATGCAGTTTTGCAATCTTCATGGTGGCCATATACTTGGGGGAGCATCCGGAAAATACTGTAAGTACGACCATGCTGTATGTTCTCGGGGTACTGTCTGGGGTTATTGCACTCTGCGAGATACTGGAGCTGTTTGCATGAAAAGCTACACGGAACTTTGCACCCTGCCGACCTACGAGGAGAGGTTGGAGTATTTACAGCTGCACGGGGAAGTGGGGAGAGATACCTTTGGGTTTGACCGATGGCTGAACCAGGACTTCTACCAATCGAGAGAGTGGCGGCAGTTCAGGGACAGGATCATCGCCCGGGACATGGGATGTGATCTGGGATGCAAAGACCACCCGATCACAGACTGGGTGCTGCGGGACGGAAGGCCGATCCGACCGAAGATCTCCATCCACCACATAAACCCCATAACAAAAAATGACGTTCTCCAGCACAGCGAAAAGCTGCTTGATCCGGAGAACGCCATTTGTGTTTCGGCGGCAACGCACAAGGTGATCCATTATGGAACGGGAAAGGGCCCGAAGCTGCCGGACGGAGAAAGACGACCGGGCGACACCTGCCCATGGATAAAAACATGAATAAGTTACAAGAAGAAACTGACAATGGCTAAGGCGACAAAAAGCAAAACGACACCGACTTGGATGTACATTCCGTGATCGCCGAGAAAATCAAGAGTTTTTTCGAGAATATGCTTGGCTCTATCGATAAATTCGGTGACCGAAAATTCTGGAATATGGCGATTTACTATTTCTGCATAGGTGCGGAGTTCTTCGTTATCATCGTCCGAATCCGTTTGACGACTGCTTGGCTCATCAGATAAAGAATCATCGGGCTTGAACTGTGATCCGCAATAAGGACACTCGAGAAATGCACCGTGGTCATCCATTTTTACAGGAGCACCGCAGTTTGGACAGGTGTAAGACTGCATATATTGCCTCCGAAGTATAAGAAATACCGTTTGAGATAAGTATATCAATCCATATGTTGTATGTAAAGAAGAAAGTCTGATATCCAGTGGAGGAAATGAGTATGTACCAGAAAAAAGCATTTAACCGGCGAGAGCAGGACTACGCCATGGGGCTGCGGCGGAAGCTGGAAGAGGCAGAGGCGATGCTCCAGCACCTTGCACCGAGCCGCGCGAGAAGCCTGGCGCTGACCAAGCTGGACGAGGCACTGCTCTGGGCGAACGTGGGCATTGCGGAGGCCGGGCTCCAGCAGAGCTATACGGCTGTACCGCGGAACAGGGGCTTTGACTTTGACGATGCTTTGGCCACGAACGTGGATGGGCAGCAGGTGCGGGCAACACGGGCCGGGGATATTACGCTTGATGGGATGAAGATTGTCCCGCGGAGGGATGAGAATCATGCTGTGACCGCACAAAACGCTGCTCCGAGTGCTGAGGGAGATCTCGTTTTGCTGAAACCTGGTCAAGTGGCGATAGATGCGGGGAGGCTGGCCAAGCTGGTCGAGGAGAGCGCACAAAAAGAAGCGGCCATGGGTAAGGACGGTGCGTCCCACCATCTGGCCGAACTGGAACTGCTGGCGAGGGCTCAGAAGGACTGGTACTACGCCATGATGAGCTACATTATGGGTGGCGACAGCGATGCCGAGGAGGAATCAAAATGAATTCAATCCTGACAAGCGTAAAGAAGCTGCTGGGCATTGCCGAGGAGTGCACCGACTTTGATGCGGACATCATCATGTACATCAACATGGCGCTGTTTGCACTGGTGCAGATGGGCGTGGGGCCCGGCGAGGGGTACGCAATTTCCGGGAAAGAAAACGAATGGACGGAGTTCGTTGCCGACCCGGTGAAGGTGGAAGCGGTGAAGGCTTATGTGGCCGTGAAGGTACGGCTGCTTGGCTTTGACCCGCCCCAGAGCAGCACCACCATGGAAGCACTGAAGAATACTGCCTCCGAGATGGAATGGCGGCTGAACGTGGAGCACGACAACACATGGGACGGACAGTAGCAGCGCGATGGGTGGAGCACTGGATGGAAACACCGGAGAAAAAGGACTGGTTTGGGCGGGTAACGCAGGATATCTGCAACGGATGCGCCCGACAGGGAACATGCGAATGCCCGGATGATATCCGATGCTTTTACACCCTGGACAAGCCCTTTTACCGGCCCAAAGCCTGAACGAGTGAAACAGAGCAAGACGAGGAACCAAAATGGCATTATCGAACACGGCCACGCCGATCTACTACGGCCGTTTTCGGGAGGCCGTGATGCGTGGCGAAATACCCGTATGCCGGGAAATTGCCATGGAGATGGAGCGGATCGACGACCTGATCGCCAACCCGGGCATCTACTATGACGACAAAGCAGTGAACGGCTTTATCTCCTTTTGCGAGGATGAGCTGACCCTGACCGACGGCACCGACGTGAAGCTGCTGGACAGTTTCAAGTTATGGGCCGAAGAGATCTTTGGGTGGTACTACTTTGTAGAGCGAAGCGTCTTTGTGCCGAACGAGCGCGGAGGCGGTGGACACTACGAGACCCGGCGGCTGAAAAAGCGGCTGGTGACAAAGCAATACCTCATCATTACCCGATCGGCCGCGAAAACCATGTATCTGGAGTTTTTGCAGGCGTACTTCCTGACGGCGTACACCACCACGACCCAGCAGCTGACCACCGCTCCGACTATGAAACAGGCCGAGGAGGTGCTGGCACCTTTCCGCACCGCATTGGCGCGGGCAAAGGGGCCGGTGTTCCAGTTTATGACCGAGGGCAGCCTACAAAACACCACCGGCTCCAAGGCAGACCGGGTGAAGATGGCTTCCACCAAGAAGGGCATCGAGAACTTTTTGACCAACAGCCTGCTGGAAGTGCGCCCGATGACCATTGAGAAGCTGCAAGGACGGCGCGACACGGTGGCGACCGTGGACGAGTGGCTCTCCTGCGACATCCGGGAAGACCCCATTGGTGCCATTGAACAGGGTGCAGCCAAGAACGAGAATTACCTCATCGTGGCGGCTTCCTCCGAGGGCACCGTGCGCAACGGCTGCGGCGATGACATCAAAATGGAGTTGATGAGCATCCTGAAAGGGGAGTACGTCAACCCCCATGTGTCCATCTGGTACTACAAGCTGGACTCCATTGAGGAAGTGGGCCAGCCGGAGATGTGGCTGAAGGCCAACCCGAACCTGGGCAAGACCGTGAGCTACGAGACCTACCAGTTGGACGTGGAGCGTGCGGAGAAATCCCCCAGCGCCCGAAACGATATTCTGGCCAAGCGCTTCAACCTGCCCATGGAGGGCTACACCTATTTCTTCCCCTACGAGGAGACCCTGTGCCACAGGAAGAGAAGCTTCTGGCAGATGCCCTGTGCCATGGGCGCGGACCTTTCCATGGGCGACGACTTCTGCGCCTTTACCTTCCTGTTTCCGCTGTCCAACGGATATTTTGGGGTCAAGACGCGGGACTACATCACATCCTACACCCTCAGCCAGCTTCCAGCTTCGAGACGGCAGCAGTATGAGGAGTTTATGCGGGAAGGGACTCTGTTCGTGTTTGACGGCACGGTTCTGGACATGATGCAGGTATATGATGACCTGGATAACTTTATCATGGAGAACGAGTACGACGTACGGGCGTTTGGCTACGACCCCTACAACGCACAGGAGTTCGTGAAGCGCTGGGGCGATGAAAACAGTACCTTTGGTGTTGTGAAAGTGATCCAGGGCGCAAAGACCGAAAGCGTGCCGCTGGGTGAGCTGAAAAAGCTGAGCGAACAGCGGAAGCTGCTGTTTGACGAACAGCTGATGCAATTTGCCATGGGCAACTGCATTACGCTGGTGGACACCAACGGCAACCGGAAGCTCTACAAACAGCGGCAGGATCAGAAGATCGATGCCGTGGCTGCAATGATGGACGCTTACGTGGCGTGGAAACAGAACCGGGATGCGTTTGAGTAAGGGTTACAGCACCTGTGTGATCGTGATTGCAAGGCAGATCGCAATAAGTGTGCCCCATACGCCTTCAATGATGCCTTGTGACAGAAAAAGAGAAGCGTGATCTTCGTGCGGATCACTAAGATACTTCCCTGACAAAATCAGTACAAGAGATCGGACACCCAAAAAAGGAACAAGTATATCGTGCTTTAGTGCTTCAAACAGAAGTTCACTCATATCACAACCATCTCGTTTGATTTTACTCATCAGAAAAACCCAGAAAATGAATGCCACGTAAATAAAGAAAAAATCCATCGAGAATGAACCGCAAATCGCCGACAGAATGAAGGCATAAAGTACCGACGAACGAATGAGTCCGATGATGATATACATGACAGTATCCTCCCTTATTTGAGTAGGGTTATGCAATAAATGAAATGCCAGCGTATTGTGTTACGAAAACATGGTACGCTGGCGCTTTTTTGTTCGCTAAAATCAAAATGGAGTGAAATCAGTCGTCATCGATGCTGTTCCAATCTTCGTTGATGGCTCCGCAACGTGGACAGATCCAATATCCATATTCATTGCTGCCGTCTTCCCATGGCTCGGTATAGCAGCCGTTGTTAAGGGGCGCGCCGCAGTTATAACAGTTGTCTGACAGATATGACAGATAATCCCAATCCGTAAACCCTGAATCGGATTCGTCACAGGTATCTTCATGACACGACGCAATCTCATCATTGTTCCGCTCCGGAAGCAATGAAGTGTCATCTTCTGATCGTTCGTCGGAAGATTCTTTCAATTTCTGTATTCCTACTATAGCACCGGCAGTGCCTAGAACTCCGACTACAACACCAATTACAACGCGCGGATGGCGCTTCACGAAAGACGATACAGAAGAAGCTGCATTTGCAGCAGTCTCCTTGATCGTTGCAAGAAGACCGGCTTTTGTACATGAATCTTTCTCTGTTTCCGCCTCTTGCAGATTGAGCGTATTTCCGCATCCAGAGCATGTGATTTCATCCGGCCTGTCTTTGGGAATCGGTGTTTTCGCACCGCAGATAGGACATTCGACCACTAACATGATATATCCCTCTTCGTCGAGAAACATTCGGTGAGAAGAGTATAACACAGCTGACAAACATTGTAAACCAAAGAAAGGAGCGATAGAGTGAACGATTGGTGGAATTATCTGGCTCATTCGGAAGTGGGCGGAGAAAGAAAGGACCACAAATATTACGCCCGTGTGGTGGTAGGAACCGATAAACGCGGACTGGTGCAGTACCGATATTTTTACGATGCCAGGGAGTATGGTGCGTACAAAACCCGAAAACAAAACGCGGACAAAAATCATAAAATCTTTAGCAAAGACCCGAAAGAGCTGAAGAAAGTAAAAGGCCGCACGAACATCATTACAGGCTGGGGCAATACAGGGCTTCCTAGTTCATCGAACCTGAAAAAAATCAAGGGCTATGAACCCAGCAAACTGAATGGAAAAACCAGTACTCTGAAAAATGGAGTTCACGGTTTCGACAAAATATTTACGTTTATCGATGGCACGCAGCATCGCACATCTATGCGAGTGGTTTCTGTGAAAACGGTTAAGAACAAAAAGTCTAAGAAAAGCGGAAAATCTATTTATCAGCGCGGAAAAGATGCTGTTTCTAAGCTGTTCCACCATGAAACCAAAAGCACGATGCTGCGAGATACGGATGGGAAGAGTACCAAGAAGTACGTTGCCGGAAAGAACTGAGGTGATGAGATAAACATGCAGGCATACAAGGACGAGCTATACCACTGGGGCATCAAGGGCATGAAGTGGGGCGTGCGGCGATACCAGAACAAGGATGGTACCCTGACAGCCGCAGGCAGGAAACACTATGCCGGGGACGGGAACGCCGGTGAGGATGCGCAGAAGCCCAAGACAGAGTATGCACCCAAGCGAACCGGGAAAAATGCGGAGGATTACTCCGACGAGGAGCTGCGGGCACGGATCAACCGGCTGCAAATGGAAAGGCAGTACCGGGATCTTCAGGGGCAGACCAATATCCGGGCGGATGACCCCAACAAGGAACTGAAAGCCGAGAAAGAGCGGCTCCAGCTCCAGAAGGACGTGAAACAGCTGCGGAAGGACGTATACAGCGGGCAGAGCTTTGTGAAGACCGTAATGACGAACGCTTCCCAGCAGTTTTTGACCAAGGCCGCTTCCGGTGCTATGAGCTACGCAGCAAAACAGTTCATCACGAAGGAACTCAAGAACCCTGATCTGGCGAACGCCATTGTGAGCGGAAGCGCTGGCGGAAACCAGCAGAAGAAAGACGATGACAAGAAAGACGACGACAAGAAAGACAGTTAAGGTCTGGAGGAAATCAAAATGGCATCACAAACCTTTGGCTCCAGACTGAGACACGCCTGGAATGCGTTTTTGAACCGGGATCCCCCCGGAAGAAGCGGCGAAGGATACAGCTACCGGCCTGACCGGGTAAGGCTGAACCGAAGCAATGACCGGACGATAATGACGGCCATCAACACCCGCATTGCAATGGACGCTGCGGCAATTACCATCAATCATGTAAGGCTCGATGAAAACGGACGCTACGACGAAACCGTTGATTCGGGCCTTAATTCTTGCCTGAACCTTTCCGGCAACAAGGACCAGACTGGCCGGGCACTGCGATATGACATGTTCCTTTCCATGCTGGACGAGGGTTGCATTGCGCTGGTGCCAATTGACGTGGACTACGACGGAAAGACAGGTAAGACCCGGATCGAATCCATGCGGGTGGGAAGGGTGCTGGAATGGTACCCGGACGACGTGCGGCTGGAAGTGTACAATGACCGGACCGGACGGAAAGAGGAGATCACCCTGCCGAAGACACAGGTGGCCCTGGTGGAGAACCCGTTCTATGCCGTGATGAACGAGCCCAACGGCACGGTGCAGCGCCTGATCCGGAAGCTGAACCTGATGGACGTGATCGACGAGCAGGTGGGCAGCGGCAAGCTCGACCTGATCATCCAGCTGCCCTACGTTGTGAAGGGTGATACCCGGAAGAAACAGGCCGAAGAACGGCGGGCACAGATCGAACAGCAGCTCGCCGGTTCCAAATACGGCATTGCCTACACCGATGGCACGGAGCATATCACGCAGCTGAACCGCAGCCTCGAAAACAACCTTCTGAAGACCGTGGAGTACCTGACCAACATGGCATACAGCCAGTTGGGTATCACCCCGGAGATCATGAACGGTACTGCTTCCGATGCTGTGATGACAAACTACGAGAACCGCACCATCGAACCCATTGTGGCGGCTGCCGTGGACGAGATCCGGCGGAAGTTCCTGACCGAGGACGACCGGGCGAACCGGGAATCCGTGATGTACTTCCGTGACCCGTTCAAGCTGACCCCTGTTTCCGCCGTTGCCGAAATGGCCGACAAGTTTACCCGCAACGAGATCATGACCTCCAACGAGTTCCGGCAGGCCATTGGCATGAAACCCAGCAAGGACCCCAAGGCAGATGAACTGCGGAATGCAAACATCAGCCAGAGCAGTGAGGAAATTGCGGCGCAGAACAAAACGATCACGGCAGGGCGGGATGCCGTAGAGAGGAGTATTGCAAATCAAAATGGTTAATTTTGACTACGATTGCAGCGGCTGGGCGACGAAAGCGAACGTCCGGTGCTATGACGGGCTGGTGATCGCGCAGGATGCCTTTAAGGAGTGCAGTGGCAAGGTTGTGCCCATGGTGTACAACCACGACCACGCCAACGTGGACAACGTAATCGGCCACTGCCTGCTGGAGAACCGCCCCGGCGGCGTGTACTGCTACGCCAAGTTCAACGACACCGACACCGGCAAGACCGCAAGACAGTGCGTGGAAAGCGGCGATCTGAGCGCCTTTTCCATTTTTGCCAACGGCCTGAAGAAGGTGGGCAGCACCGTGAAGCACGGCTTTATCCGGGAAGTGAGCCTGGTGCTGGCCGGATGCAACCCGGGTGCCCTGATCGACGAGGTGGTAAAGCACAGCGCCGATGAGGACTACGAGGGCGGCGAGGCCTTTATCTATAACGAGGACGGCCTGAGCCTGACCCACGGCATGGACCCCGAGGGCAACCCGCTGGAAGACCTTACACACAGTGCGGACAGCGGCGATGCCGTGACCGACGATAAAGCAACACAGGAGGAAGCCAAAATGGCGGACGAAAAGAACGAAGGCAAGACGCTCGAACAGGTCTACAACAGCATGACCGACGAGCAGAAAGAGTGCTGCCACGCTCTGGTGGGCCTGGCCCTGGAAGAGCAGGAAGGCGGCGACAACGATGACGGTGAGGAGGACGATACCGTGAAGCAGAATGTTTTCGACAAGGATACCAACGCAACTGTGCTGAAGCACAGCATCGAAGAGATCAACAACGTGGTCAAGACCGCAAAGAGCCACGGCACCATGAAGGCTGCCTTTGAGGATGCCGGCATGGACAGTGACGAGCTGGCCCACAGCATCGACAACATCGACTGGCTGTTCCCTGAGGATCACCTGCTGGACACCACGCCCCGCATCATCGACAAGCCCGACGACTGGGTGAGCGTGGTCATGGGCGCTGTGCACCACATTCCCTTCAGCCGGTTCAAGAGCATGTTTGCTGACCTGACCGAGGAGGATGCCCGCGCCAAGGGTTACATCAAGGGCAACTTCAAGAAGGAAGAGGTCTTTGGCCTGCTGCGCCGCTCCACCAGCCCCACCACCGTATACAAGAAGCAGAAGCTGGACCGCGACGACGTGATCGACATTACCAGCTTTGACGTTGTGGCATGGCTGAAGCAGGAGATGCGCCTGAAGCTGAACCGTGAGCTGGCGCTGGCTTACCTGCTGGGCGACGGCCGTCTGGCTGCCTCTGAGGACAAGATCGATGAGAACTGCATCCGTCCTGTGTTCAACGACAGCGACCTGTTCACCATCAAGGTCCAGTGCAAGACCACCGGCCTGACCACCGTGGAGGACAAGTACAAGGCCCTGATCAAGCAGATCCTGCGCAGCCGCAAGGAGTACCGCGGCTCCGGCACCCCCACCCTGTTCACCACCGAGGATGCTCTGACCGAGATGCTCCTGCTGGAGGACGGCATCGGCCACCCGCTGTATGCTGACGAGGCTGCTCTGGCCCGCAAGCTGCGTGTGAAGAACATTGTGACCATCCCCGAGATGGAGGGCCGCAAGGGTGCCAAGGGCGGTGACCTGGTCTGCCTGATCGTGAACCTGGCCGACTACACCGTGGGCGCAGATAAGGGCGGCGCTGTTTCCATGTTCGACGACTTCGACATCGACTTCAATGCCCAGAAGTACCTGATCGAGACCCGCTGCTCCGGTGCTCTGACCACCCCGTTCAGTGCCATGGCTGTTGAGTGGGCTGCTTAAAGAGAAAGGATATGAATATGCTGAACACCATCTACGAGACCGGTTATGACCTGCACGTGGCAAACTACGTTGCCTACCTGCACACCGACAAGAAGCTGTACGAGGACGAGGCCCACAAGGTTCAGGCCAAGAAGGCTGACGTGGAGAAGGCCTTTAAGCTGGGCCGTCTGATCGTGATGGCTGCCGACAAGACCTACCTGCCTGTGGCCCTGATGGCTGCCGGTGTGGTCGTGACCGACGGCACCACCGCCACCACCTGCACCATGGCTGCGGACGAGGCCTGATCTTTTCAGGTTTCAAGGTTAGCCACAACAAATCAAAATGGAGTGAGAAGAGATGCGATACTGCGGGAAGCTGGGATTTGCAGATAAGGTGGAGGAGACCGCCCCCAGCGTATTTACCGAGAAGATGACGGAACGCACCTATTATGGGGACGTGCTGGAGTTTGGACGGCAGATGCAGATGGGGGACAAGGTGAACCCCGATATCACGGTTGGAAACCAGTTGAGCATTCTGGCTGACCCGTTTGCGAACGACCATCTCTACGATCTCCGGTATGCGGTGTTCATGGGACAGAAATGGCAGGTGACCGGCGTGAAGGTACAATACCCGCGCCTGATCCTGACTTTGGGAGGGCTATGGAATGGAAGCACGGCTGAAGGTTGACACGCTCCTGCGCGAAGTGCTGAAGGAGAACGGAAAGTCGATCCACCTCTATTTTCAGCCGAAAGCGGGATTCCAGCTCCAGTATCCCTGCATCGTATACAGTGAAACCAGAATCCGGAACAACCATGCAAACGACAGGGTATACATCCAGCATCCGTTCTATACGGTGACCGTGATGGACAAAGACCCTGACAGCAAGATCAAAGCGGCCGTAAGTGTGTTGCCAAAATGCACCTACGACCGCTCTTTTGTTTCGGACGGATTATACCACACCGTTTTTACGATCTACATCTAAGGAGGAACTACATGTCCAGATTGATTTGGGACGCTGTCGGCGAAAAGTTTTACGAGATGGGCACCAAGCTGGGTGTCCTGTATCCCATGAACAACACCGGCACTTACGACAAGGGCGTGGCCTGGAATGGCCTGACCGCCGTGACCGAGAGCCCCTCCGGCGCTGAGGAGACCAAGCTCTATGCCGACGACATCAAGTATGCTTCTCTGCGCTCTGCCGAGGAGTACGGCTACACCATCGAAGCCTACACCTACCCCACCGAGTGGGAGCCCTGCGACGGTTCCGCACAGGTTGCAACGGGTGTTTCCATCGGCCAGCAGAAGCGCCAGGGCTTTGGCTTCAGCTGGGTGACCACCGTGGGCAACGACGTTGATGACGAGGTGGGCCAGAAGATCCACATTGCGTGGAACAGCACCGCTTCCCCCAGCGAGAAGAGCTACGCCACCATCAACGACAACCCCGATGCCATCACCTTCAGCTGGGAGTGCACCACCTCCCCCGTGAGCGTGACCGGCCACCGCCCCACCAGCCACATGGAGATCGACTGCGCCAAGCTGAAGCCTGCCACCGTGAAGGCCATTCAGGACAAGCTCTGGGGCACCGAGACTGCCGAGGCGACCCTGCCTTCCCCCGACGAGCTGATCAAGCTGATCACCGACAGCGAGGGCCAGGTGTAAACCTCTCACCGCTTCGGTTTCGCCAAGGAGAACGGATTAAACCTCTCAGTCAGCTTCGCTGACAGCTCCCCTAGTAGGGGAGCCCTTGGCAGTACGGGCAAGTTTTGTGAGCAGACCCCTGGTAGGGGAGCCAAGAATCAATGAACACGATAAAGGAGAAGAAAAATGCTGAAAAAGACGATGACCACCGTGGACTTTGGCGGTACTGAGCGGACGGAAGACTACTACTTCAATCTGACCCGTGCCGAGATCATGGAGATGGAGCTGACCACCGAGGGCGGCCTTGTGCAGATGATCAACCGCATCACTGCCGCTCAGAGCCAGCTGGAGCTTGCCAAGCTGTTCAAGCAGATCATCTGCAAGAGCTACGGTGTGCTGAGCCCGGACGGCCGGAAGTTCATCAAGAACGATGCGGTGCTGGCGGACTTTATGTCCACCCAGGCCTACAGCGACCTGTACTACAAGCTGGCCTCCAACGGCGAGGCAGCGGCTGCATTCTTTGAGGGCATCCTGCCGGAGGACATGAAGGAGGAGACCAAGAAGGCCACCCCTGTGAACGCACAGCCCGGCCTGAAGGTGCTGGAAGCCCCCGTGAAGGGCACTGAGGAGCAGTAACATGCCCCTCTTATCGCTCCGTCCGCCAAAGGGCGGCGCGTCGCGGAGCTCCCCACAGGGGCGAGCTCTGTTTAGAAGAGGATTCAAAATGGAGCGTGCTCTGAGAAGGGCACCTCAATGAACACATACCAGGGAGAGAAAGCAAATGATGACGCTTACGATACCGGGACAACAGCGGTGGAACGAAAAGACAGAGGAATTTGTCTACACGCCTGCCGTGGTCCTGAAGCTGGAACATTCACTGCTCTCCCTGGCTCATTGGGAAAGCAACTGGAACATCCCGTTCCTGAGCAATCTGGACAAGCTGACCGTGGAGCAGTGGCTGGACTACATCCGCTGCATGACGGTGACCAAGGGGGTAGACCCCGAAGTGTACGCCAGACTGACCCGGGAACAGTACCGTTCCATTAACGAATATATGGAAGCTCCTATGACCGCAACATGGTTCAGCGGGGAGCCGAGACCCAACGAACGAAAGACCGCAGGAAAGCCACGGCCCAAACGACCGCCCCGGAAAAGCGGGACCGAGACCACGGCCGAGGTGCTGTACTGCCAGATGTTCAGCTTTGGCATTCCGAAAGAGTGCGAGAAGTGGCATTTGAACCGATTGTTGACTCTGATCCGGGTATGCCAGGAGAGCCAGGCACCGGCGAAGAAGATGAGCAAGGGTGACCGGATGGCCCAGCAGCGGATGCTGAACGAGCAGAGAAAGGCCCGGCTGAAGACGAGAGGGTAAGAGACGGATTAAACCTCTCAGTCTCGCTACCGCTCGCCAGCTCCCCTAGTAGGGGAGCCCTTGGCATGGCGTGAACTTTGCACTGGACGATTAGCGCTATTGCGAAATTTCAAAATGGTGGTCTTGCAGCCAAGGGGAGAAATGCAGTGCCAAAAGTAATTGTCTTTCGCCAGAAGGGCGACTGGAAGAAGAGCCGGAAATTTTTGAAGCGATGCTCGAACCTGAGCCTGGATGAGCTGCTTGACCGATACGGACAGGAGGGTGTGGAGGCCCTTGCGAAGGCGACCCCGAAGGACACGGGAAAGACGGCGGCAAGCTGGAGCTACACGGTGACCAAGGGAAAAGAGAGCATCGCCATTACATGGAGAAACTCCAACATCGTGGACGGTGTGCCAATTGCGGTGATCCTGCAATACGGACACGGCACACGAAACGGAGGATACGTAGAGGGCGTGGATTATATCAACCCTGCGATGCGGCCAATTTTTGAGCGGATCGCAGCACGGGCATGGGGCGAGGTGAGGACAGAATGAGCCAGGAAGTAGACAGCCGCGTTGTTGAAATGCGGTTTGACAACGCAAATTTTGAGAAAAATACCAAACAGACCATCTCGACAATTGACCGGCTGATGGAGAAGCTCCAGTTCAAGGGAGCGGAAAAGGGCTTTGAGAAGCTGGACGCAGCCGCGGAGAACGTGGACTTTGCCACCATGCAGACGAGCCTTGACCGGCTGGAATCCAAGTTCTCGAGCCTGAACATCGTGGCCACCACGGCGCTGGTGAACATCACCAACAAATTTGTGGACGCGGGCGAGAAGCTGGTCAAGAGCCTGTCCATCGATCAGGTGGCCAGCGGCTGGGACAAGTACACCGAAAAGACCTCCAACGTTCAGACCATCATGAACGCCACGGGCAAGAGCATCGATCAGGTGAACGGCTACCTGAACAAGCTGATGTGGTACTCCGACGAGACCAGCTACAGCTTCAGCGAGATGACCAGCACCCTTTCCCAGATGACGGCTGCGGGCGGCAACATTGACAAGATGATCCCCATGATCATGGGCATTGCCAACGCCACCGCAGACGCGGGCAAGACGGGCTTTGCGTTCCAGAGCACCATCCGGAACCTGACCCAGAGCTACAGCGCTGGACATTTGCAGCTTCAGGACTGGAAGAGCCTGAACCTGATGGGTACGGCCACCAAGGCCCTGAAGCAGGAGCTCATTGACACAGCGGTGGAGCTGGGCACCCTGAAAAAGGGCGAGGTGACCATTGGCACCTTTGAGAGCTCCCTTTCCAAAAAGTGGGCAAACACGAAGGTCATGGAAAAGACCTTTGAGAAGTACGCCTCCATGATGGAAGCGGCCTACGAGATGACCCAGAAGAACAAGGGTATGACCAGCTCCGAGGCCCTTGAGAAGCTGAGCGGTCAATACGGTGAGCTGGCAGAACGTGCGGCACTGGCGGCCCAGCAGGCAACCAGTTTTGGACAGGCCATTGATTCCACCAAGGACACGGTCAGCTCAAAATGGATGGCAGTATTCGAGACCTTCTTTGGCAACAAGGAAGAAGCCACCGAGACCTGGACAGAGCTTTCGGATCGGTTGTACGACATTTTCGTGCCCAGCATCGACGGATTGAACGAACGGCTGAAGGACGGACTGAACAGCGGATGGGCACAGCTGCAAGGCAGGCTGGGGGATCAGGCAGATGCCTACAGCTACACCCTCCAGCAGGTGGCACTGGCCAGCGGCGCTGTGACCGAGGAGCAGATCACCGAAGCGGGCAGTTTTACCAAGGCATTGCAGCAGAACGGCGTGAGTGCCCAGCTGCTGAAAGCAAGCCTTGACGAAGCACAGACCAGTGCCGAAAAGCTGCTGACCCTGAGCGACAAGGAGATGGCCGCAAAGCACTATGACCGGGAGACCATCCAGCGGGATGCGGAAGCCTTTGCGAAGCTGAACGCCGAGATTCAAAATGGAACCCTGGACCTGGACGAGTACGCCCAGAAGATCGGCGAGCTTTCCGGCAGAGAGCATCTGGTGCAGAGCTTCTGGAACATCATGGATGCCATTGGCAAAGTGGTGGCCCCTGTGAAGGAGGCGTTCAGTGAGATCTTTCCGCCCGCAGACGGAGAGCGCATTTACAGCTTTGCCGAACGGCTCGACCTGATGACCCAGAAGCTCATCATCACCGACCAGACCGCAGAGAAGATCAAGAAGACCTTCAAGGGCCTGTTCACGGTGCTGAAAGGCGTTACCACGATCCTGAGCAAGATCGGCGCGGTGGCAAAGGAAGCATTTTCGCTGCTGGCGAACGCTGCGAAGCCTGTGGCACAGGTGATGCTGAGCGTGGGAGCCGGGCTGGGGGATTTCCTTGAGACGATCTATAAAGTTGCCACCGGAAGCGGCACCCTGCGGGAGAAGCTGGGCGGCATCAAGACGGCGCTGACGAAGCTCCTGAGCCCCGTGGATGCACTGGGCAGCATGCTGAAAAGCACGAAGATCGCGCAGTACATCGACACCTTCCTGAAAAAGGGCGAGGAGAGCACCGGCTTACTGGGCACCTTGTACTCCGTGGGCAGACGGGCCTTTGACGGACTGAGCGCCGTGATCCGGACCGCAGCAAGCGGAGGCATTGGCATCCTGGGTGCGTTGGGCATGGCGATCTCGACCCTGCTCTCCAAACTGGGTGGCCTTGGTGAGAACGCGGTGCAGGTACTGGGGCTGACAAAGCCGAATCTGGAGGACTTCCAGCAGAACCTCATCGACATGCCGAAGAACCTGAGCAAATCCATGAGTGAGTTTGCTTCCAGCTTCCAGCGCAGCATGAACAAGATCAACGGCTCGGTGGGGGATGCCTTTGCCCCGGTGAAACAGTTCTTTACCGCTGTGAAAGAGGGCTTTGATGCCATCAGCGGGACGGACGTTTACCGGTTTATGAGCCTGATCGACGTGGGATTGCTGGCGTTCAGCATCGGGCAGATGGCAAAAGCCACCAAGAGCCTGAAAACAATGCTGGAGACCCCGCTGACCGGAATGCTCAACTCCATCTCCGGCACCTTTAAGCAGCTGACCAGTGCGATCAAGACCTGGCAGAAGAACGAGAGCACCAAGACCCTGACCGGCATGGCCACCGCGATCCTGATCCTGGCCGGTGCCATGTACGTGATGAGCCGGATCAACCCCGACCAGTTCACGGAGATCGCCATTACGGTCTTTGGCTTCGTGACCCTGCTGACGGTCTCGGCAAAGCTGCTGGAGCCTACCACCAAGCGGTTCACGAAAGCATTTGACAACCTGAAAGCCAGCGCCCTGAACGCGGCGACCCTGTGGGGCACTGCTGCGGCGCTGATCGGACTGGGCATTGCCATTGGCTCCATTACCAAGGGACTTTCCCGGGTCATGGAGGTCCTGCAGAAGGGCGACATTGCAGCAAATGCCGCAGCGCTGGCCGTTGTGACCGCGTCCATCGTTGCCATGATGCTGGCGATGCGTCAGCTCTCTCTGGCGCTTGTGGTGGGCGAGAAGGCCATGAACCACAAGGTGATCCTTTCGACGGCGGTAGAACTGGTGGCGCTGAGCGGTGCCATCAAGGTGCTTTCCACCGCTCTGAAGCCCCTGAGCGAGATCAAGTTCACCAGCCTGGTAAAAGCCGGTATGGCGGTGGTTTCGCTGGGCGGGCTGCTGACCACCATGGCCACGGCTCTGGCTGCGGTGAACAAGGTGATCGGCCCGACCGGATTTCAAAATGGAGCCGCGATTGCAGCCATGGCCGGTGGCATCTGGATTGCAGCACAGGCGGTGAGCAGTCTGGCGAACATTCAGCTTGTCCGGCTGGATGCGGCCATGACCAGCATCAAGACCCTGATGCTCCTGATGACCACCATGTCGGCTTTCTCGGCCAAGACGAAGTTCGGCTCCGGCGCGGCCATCCTGGTGATGTCGACCTCCCTCATCGTACTGGCAGGAGCTGTGGGGCTGTTTGCCGCGATGGGAGATGCGGCGGTGATCGGGCTGACTGAAGTTGGTGTAGCAATTGCAGCGATCACGGCGGCATCCCGACTGGCCGGAGCAGACGGTGCGGCTTCGATCCTGACCATTTCCAGCGCAATGCTGGTACTGGCAGGAGCCGTGGCGATCTATGCCGCACTGGGCAACGATGCGTGGGTAAACTTTGCAAAAGTAGCGATCGGCCTTGGTGAGATGATGGCGGCGGTGGCCCTGCTGGCGAGAATGTCCGGCGAAGGCTTACAGGCTGCCTGGGTCATCAACACCCTTTCCGGTGGCATGATCAAACTGGCAGCGGCCTGCGCTATTTTTAACTTTGTCAAGTGGGGATCCCTGCTCTCCGCAGGTGTTGCACTGAGCGGAATGATCGCTATTCTGCTGGGTGCCGGTGCGCTGAACAGCGTGTTCCCGATGCTCTCGGCCGGGTTGACCGTGCTGGGAACGGCATTTGACAAGTTTGCATCCGGTGCGCTGAAGCTGACGGGCGCGATGGCCATCATCGGCGTGCTTTCCATGTTTGCAGGCCCCATCTGCACTGCCATCATCAACGCTGCACCGGACATTCAGGAAGCATTGATCGCAGTGGTGAAGGTGCTCTGCAATACGATCATCGAGTGTGCGGAACCGATCGCTCTTGCACTTACCGCTCTGGGCACAGCGGCGATCGTTGCCATTGTGAAACTGTTGGCGAATCTCTGGGAGATGATCGAACCCGCATTGGATGACCTGTGGAGTAAATTCAAGGGCTGGTGTGCTGAGCATAACCCGTTTGATCCTGCCAATTGGGGCGGAACGAGCGACAAAATTTCCACAAATGCACAGATCGTTCAGAAAAGTTTCTGGCAGCCCTTTGCCGATATCCTGGATGAACTGAAAAACGGCGATTCGTTTGCAGCCAGTATTTACCAGATGTTCGCAGGCGTTGGTAAAAATGCAAGCGAAGGCGTGGCAAAAGGTCAGCTCGAAGGCAAGAAAGACGCGACGGACGCTTCCGAAGAAGTTGCAAACGCTGTAATCGATACTAGCAAAACGGCCTTCGATACCCATTCTCCGTCCAAGGTCATGGCGCAGATCGGCCAATATGTCACGTTGGGATTGGCACAGGGCATTGCAGACCCCAGTGCACTGGCGCAGGCCAAGGCCAATATGCTGCACGCGGCGACCTCAATCCGGAACGTCTTTACCACCTTCTGGGGCATCCATTCGCCCAGTGACGTTGCAGCCAGCGACGCGGAGAACATCCTTGAGGGTGCGATCCTGGGCATTGGCGACAAGACGAAACAGGACGAGCTGCGGAACAGCACCTACAATGCGGCCCTTGCGGTAAAAGACGGTATGACCACTGCTCTGGATGAGGCGACCATTGCCGTACAGAACAGCATGGTTGGGCTGTACAACGCCATGAAGATGGATTCGCTCCATCTGGGCAACCCCGTTTATCAACATGGACTGAAGGGCGCACAGAATGCAGCAAAGCAGGCGGCGCAGGATACTGTACCGATCCCCTCCAACAGCGGCATCAAGAAGCCTGGCAACAAGACCCCCTCTACCGTGGAGGAGATCAAGAATGCTGTGGACAGCACATGGGGCAAGATGAACCCCTTTGGCGCGCTGACCGACTACTACCAGAGCGCCGTGGATGATGCACTGGACGGAGCGGGCGGCGGCACCACCAAGTCCAAAGCCTCTAAGGCCGGCAAGTCACTGGCGGACACGCTGGCAAGTGCATTCTCCGACAAGCTGAAGGCCAACAAGACCGAGATGTCCAACGGCACCGGCGAATACGCGCTGTGGGAAGTGACGGGCGGCGACACGGCCACGGTGGAAGAGCTTATCACCAAAAAGACTGAGAGCCTGACAAGGGAGATCGAGCTCCAGACCAAACGGGTGGGCATTGCGAAAGAGCAGTACGACACCCTGCTGGCCAAGGTGGGCGCAAACAACAGCAAGACCAAGGACGCTTATGGGACCCTGCTGAGCGAACAGAAGACCCTTGCGGAGCTTCAGAGAAGCAAGCAGGACAGCATCCTGAAGGTCATTCAGGAGCGGTACGAGACCGATGCCAAGACCGCGGAGGACGAATACGAGCTTTGGAGCGCCCTGTACGAGGACAGCGCCGAGGTGACCGAGAAGTCCAACAAGAAGATCGACTACATCAACCGGAAGATCAAGAACCAGGCGGAGATCCTGCTGGCCACCGAGAAGGACTACATCGCCATCAAAAACGAGTTCGGTGAGGCAAGCCAGAAGACCCAGGCGGCCTACCAGCAGTATCTGGAGGCACAGACCGAACAGCAGAAGCTCATCAACGAGCTGAATCAGGCCCAGCTGGATGCCTATGACAGCAAGGTCTCCTACCTGGAAAAGCAGGAGAAGCTTGTGACCAACCGGCAGAACATGCTGGCCAAGCTCTACGGTGACGGCGACCTTGCGGGCCGGGAGGATGCTTACAAGGCTGCGGTGGAACAATACGGAGCCGACAGCGTCCAGGCACGGAAAGCCGCCACCCAGGGCACCATGACCGCCATCATCGGCGTGGGCACGGCACTGGACAGCATGAGCTACAGCCTGAAGAAGGTAACGAACAAGCAGCTGAAGTACGACGAGGCTGTAAAGAAGTTTGGCAAGAACAGCGAGACCGCACTGGATGCACTGGCAGACCTGCAAAGCGAACAGTACAGCTTTGTAGGCTTTGCGGAAAATCTGGCGGATGCCTTTGAACTGGACGACTCCGGCAAGCGGATGATGATGCAGCTGGGCTACTCCATCTCGAAGAACTGGCGGCCCATTCAGGAGGGCTTCAACAGCGTCTGGGCACAGGTGCAGAAGAGCGCCCCGGAAATGGCCTCGAAGCTCAGCAGAGCCTTTGGCGTGGCTACCCAGGACGGCGTGACCGAAGTGATCACCGACCTCTTTGGCACCATTACCGCCCTTGTGAGCGGTGACTGGGGCGGGGCAGTGACCGGCGGCATTACCACCGTGCTGGACTTTATGGGCAGCGAATTTGGCCAGACGATGATGAATCTGGGAAAGACCATGCTGACCTTCAACAAGCTGGCCCAGGGCGGCGGTACCCTGAAGGTGCTGGGACAGGTGGTCAAGGTGACCGGCGCGACCAAGAACCTTGGCAGCATCCTGGACAACATGGGCGGTCTGCTGGGCTCTGCCACGGGCGGCACGGGACTGCTGGGAGAAGCACTGGGCGGACTTGGCAGCATCGGCGAGATGATCACCGGCTCCGGCGGCTTACTGGGCGGTCTTGGAGAACTGGGCGGCACTCTGATGAGCGTCCTGGGCTCCATTGGCCCCGAAGGCTGGCTCATTGGCGCGGCCATTGCGGGCGGCGGACTGCTGATCGCCAACTGGGACAAGATCGGTGATTTCTTCAGCGGGTTCTTTGACTGGCTGGGAAATGCCTTCTCGCACCTGTGGGACTGGATCAGCAACGGCTTCAAAGGTCTGGTGGACGTTGGCGGAAACCTGATCTCCGGCCTGTGGCAGGGCATTACCGGTGCGGCGGGTGCGGTGTGGAACGGCATCTGCGACTTCGGCAGCAGCATCGTGAATGGATTCTGCGACTTCTTTGGCATCCATTCCCCCAGCCGCGTGATGGCGGGCATCGGCGAATACCTGAGCCTGGGTCTGGCGCAGGGCATCACCGACGAGACCGACTCCGTGGTGCAGGGCGTACAGGACGTGAGCGACACGGCCCTTTCCACCATGATGGATCTGGCCCAGCGGGTGGGCGACATTGCCAGCGACGACTTCGAGTATGAACCCAGCATCCAGCCCGTAGTGGACATGAGCGACGTTCAAAATGGAGTGGACTGGCTGAACGACACCCTGTTCCAGAACGGCACGGTAGCCCTGAATGCAGAGCGCACCGCAGGCCTTGCCGCCAACGTGGTGCGCAGAGCCGAGGTGACCAAGGCCCAGCAGGAAGAGGCCAACAAGGCTGACCAGAAGGCAAACCCCAACGCCGACATCGTTTCGAGCGTGGAGGCACTGGGCGAGCACATCGACAGCATTGCCCGGGCCGTGGCCAACATGAAGGTCCAGATGAACGGCCGGAAACTGGTGGGCGAGATCATCAACGACATGGACGAGGGGCTGGGGAAGATCAACCGGAGGAACAACCGATGATGGGACGGAGCGCAACTGACCCGGCGCTTTCCTCACAGATCCCCACATTTGCGGGGCTTATTTTTAAGGTATATGACAATGCAGGGGCTTCCCGGGAATACAGCACGAGAGACTTCAACCTGGTCCCCCTGAACCCCCTGCATGTCAATGCCTTTGAGGAAAAATACGAGACGATGGATTTTCCTTCCTACCACGGCACGCCGGAAAAGGCTCCGCTGGGAAAGAGGGTGTTCCAGAACTCGACCGGGAGCTGGGACTTTTATTATGTGGCGGACGGCGTACCACATTCCAGCTGGGATGACTACGGACGGCACGCCATGGACGATGTACGGGAGCGATGCGGCATCCCAGACAAGACCGAACAGAGCATTCAGCTTTACCCCGACTGGTCGAGCCGGGAAGGTGACTGGACAAGCACCTATTTCCGGCTGATGCGGATCATTCAGGGAAGAGAATGCGAGGTGCGGATGGAGCTGGGCGGAACCGTGCTCTCCACCGCGCAGACGAGAAGCTACAAAGGGCGCTGCTGGATCAGCAACGTCAAGAACGGCAACGACGGACGGGTGACGCTGACCATCTCCTATGACTTCCAGCCGCCTGCCGACATGCTGAGTTAAGGAGGAGCCATGTACCATTCCATCACCATTGGTGACAAGAACACCTGGGATGACTGGAAGATGATCCCGGTCTCCCGGCCTGTGGTGGCTCCCCCGGTGGAGAAAGTCCTCTCCGTGAACGTACCCGGACGAGACGGAACCACCTACCTTTCCAAGAGCCTGACGGGTTACCCGGTATTCAAAGCCCGGGAGGGAAACTGGGAGTTTTATCTGGACACGGACGAGTGGCGGGGGCAGAACCTTTCGACCCCTGTGGGAACCGGAGCGCTGGAGTATCTTTCCAGAGCGCTGGCGAAGAGCAACTCGATCCCGGCACAGACCAGGGTGCGGCTGGAGGATGACCCGGCGTTCTTTTATCTGGGGCGTGTCTGGGTGAACGGGGGCATCAAGCAGAAGAACGGACACAGCGTCGTGACCTTTGCCTACAGCCTTTACCCGTTCAAGTTCCTGTACGACAACATTCAGGAGGACTGGGTGTGGGATACCTTTGGGTTTGAGACCGATCTGGCCGTGCCCTACTGCAAGGACATCCCCATCAAGGCACTCCAGACCAAGACCTTCCGGATGCCGCCCAGCGAAAAACCGAGCCTGCTGCAAGCAAAATGGACCGGTGGCGGCTTGGTGGGGGTTACACTGGCAAAGAGCCAGACCTACCCTTACGACAAAGCGAAGGAGCTGGGACTTCCGGCGGTGACAGTTTCGCCCGTTATGCCCCAGCTGGACGAGGGCATGGGAAAGGTGGACATCGGCCTGATCGACAACGATCTGCGATACGACGTGTACGAAGTGTGGGTGTCCGGCTTGATGGGTGAGGGGACACTCAACCTGTATTACCAGCCAGCGTATCTATAAACCTTTCAGTCAGGGAACGGATTAAACCCCTCAGTCAGCTTCTCTGACAGCTCCCCTAGTAGGGGAGCCCTTGGCATGGCGTGAAGTTTTGACTGGACAAAGAGGGCTTTACGAAATTTCAAAATGGATGCAGAAAGGAGGGAGGAGCCATCGGATATCAAGTTTATGCGGGAACCATCTCAAAGAAGACGGAGACCTTTAACGGCACGAGTGCTCTGGGGTTCCAGTGGGACACCCGGGAGTGCATCTTTGATTCCCAGGGCGACACGATAGAGGGAAGCGTTTCCAACCGATTCCTCGAAGACCCGGTGCTGAACCTGGCCAAAAACGAGTTCGGCAGCTTTGAGGCGACCATCCCATACCAGATCAACACGGCATTCGGCAGCTACAAGAACCCTGTGTACACCACCCTGAAGTACGAGAAAACGTGGCTGGTGGTGGAAGAGGACGGCAAACCGATCTGGCTGGGGTATGTGACCGAGACGGAAAAGCTGTTTGACCTGAGCTACAAGCTGTATGCCGAGGGCGTGCTGGGATATCTCAAGCGATTTGTGCCGAAAGTGAACGGTGGAACCTACTACCTGACCACCGACAACCAGCTGGAGCAGTGGTCGAGTGTGCCCTCCAACAGCATCTTTTACCTTGCAACGCAGGCGTTGAAGGACTACTATCAGGGGCCTTACGGGACCTTTGGCATCGGGAAGGTGAACATCCAGCCCGGGCGCACCATCGACACCTCCAGCAAGGGAACCCTGTTCGAGAGCCAGTGGAGCCTGCTGAACACCTTTTTGCTGGAAGAATACGACGGATACCTGCGGACACGGATCGTGCGGGCAGACAACGGCACTGCGGTATGGCGGGTATACATCGATTACCTCGTGGAAACGGATGCCACCACGACACAGACCATTGAATATGGCGTAAATCTGCTGGATTTCAGCTATGTGGAGCAGATGTCCAGCGACGTGGTGACCCGTGTGACCGCATACGGCACCCAGACGACCACCAGCGGATGGTGGATCTTCAAGACGACCACCGTGAGCGCGATCTCGGAGACGGTGCGGGACGAGGCGGCAGAAGCAAAGTACGGCATCATTGAGAAGTGCATCCAGGTTGACGGCAACACGAACAACGACAACCTGCGCAAAGAAGCACAGACCGAGCTGAAGGGGTACAAGCAGAACATCGAGCCTGTGATGACCCTGACCGCTTACGACCGGGTGGACAGCGGGGAAAGCAATGACCGACTGGGATTTCTGATCAAGACCCACATCATCTCCAGCCCCCACGAGATCGACAAGTGGCTGGTGTGCACCAAGCTGAAGCTGCCGCTGGACGCACCCAACGAGAAGCAGTTCACCTTTGGTCTGACCCCCGAGAAGCTGACCAAACAGCAGGTGCAGAAGCAGGCCATGGACAGCGTATGGACGATCGCACAGGCGATCATCAGTTTCCTGAACCAGCTGCTGGGCAACCTGAGCAGTTCGTAAGGGCTCAAAATGGAGGAGGTTGAGAATAGGAATGGATTTTGATGCGATCATTACGGGCATCCGGAAGGCGATCTATGGCCGGGAAGTCCGTGAATACATCGCCAGCTCGATGGAGTGGACCCGGGACTTTGTGAACCAGAGCATCGCCAACATCAAAGAGCTGCTCCGTCAGGCCGAAGCGGCACGGGATGCGGCAAAGGCAAGTCAGGATGCTGCCAAGGTGAGCGAAACCAACGCGAAGGCCAGCGAGAATGCAGCCAGGGCAAGTCAGAACGCTGCGGCATCCTCTGCTTCTGCGGCGGCAGGTTCGGCCAGTGCGGCAAAGACCAGCGAGACCAACGCCAAGGCCAGTGAGAACGCGGCCAAGACCAGCGAGACCAAGGCAAAGACCTCGGAGACAAACGCCAAGGCAAGCGAGAATGCGGCCAAGACCTCGGAGACCAACGCGAAGACCAGCGAGACCAATGCTAAGAGCAGCGAAACGAAAGCTGCCACCAGCGAGGCCAACGCCAAGACCAGCGAGACCAAGGCGAAAGCCAGTGCTGACAGCATGGGGACCAGCGTGGCCACCTGCACCGCCAAGGCCAAAGAAGCCGAAGCAAGCGCAGGGAAGGCCAAGACCAGCGAGGGGAATGCGAAGACCAGCGAAGGAAACGCCAAGGCCAGCGAGAACGAAGCCCGCCAACTGGTGGAAGCGGCCAAGAAGGTTGTGAACACTGACAAGACCCTGACCATTGACGGCGCACCCGCGGACGCAAAGACCGTGGGCGACAAGTTCAAAAGCATCAAGACCGACTGGAATTCCGTGACGGATAAGCCGAGTACGTTTCCACCGAGTGCGCATAACCATAGCGCGGCCAATATCACTTCCGGGATTCTAGGGCTCGCAAGAGGAGGAACTGGGTGCTCGACGGCCCTGGATGCGTGCGAGACTTTGCTCTGGAGAGGCGAGCTATCTGGCGCGCCTAATTGGGATGCTCTCGATACAGGCATTTGGCGGACAACTCCTGAGCACTGGGGAACGAACGGGCCAAGCGGGGTATATACATACGGCATTGCTATGGTGTGGAATTATGCCGGTAATGTAACACAAGTATATATTGCTCATAGTACAGGGGAAATGGCGTTTCGTCAGAGATGGACTGATGGCAACGGCTTTTCAGGTTGGGCACGAGTAAACACCGGAGGCACTCTTTCTGCATACCCCGTCGGTGCTATCTACATAAGCACCAGTTCCACCAGCCCGGCAAGTTTATTCGGCGGAACGTGGGAGAGCATTGCTTCTGAGCGTGTACTGATGGGCGTTTCCAGTTCCCACGGCGCAGGCAGCACCGTAAGCGCAGGTCTGCCGAATATTAAGGGTGCAGTCTTAGATACATGGCACGGCGGCGGCCCGTCTGGTTCAGGTGCGTTAAGCGTAGCAGTAAACGGCAGAAGCGCTGTTCGTAATGGCGATGATGGTACATTTACCTGGGGCAATTTCTACTTTGACGCAGCCTCGTACAACAGTATTTACGGCAACGCTTCCACCGTACAACCAGCCGCCTACTATGTTTATATGTGGCGGCGCACTGCGTGATCATGCGGTTCTTCTCCACATGTAGACGTAATATGCTGCGGGCTGCACGGTCGAGCTGTTGCCGTAGACAGAGGAGCAACGGCTTGCGTAGAAGTTGACGTTCAGACCCAGATTATTGGCGTATCCATCTGGGCCAGGCTGGCTGGATGCAGTTGCAAATGCGCCAGAAGGAGTTACAAATCGCCATGTTGCCATAGCTGTAGTTTCACCTACAATATTCGGCAGACCTGCGCTGAGAAGTGCGAAAACTGCCGAAAGTCCGAAATGAAAAAATCAAAATGGAAGGAGATGAACCTCTATGGAAGATGATTTCTACTATGGAGAGCTCCCCGAATTACCGCCCCCTGTGGCGAACACCACCCCAGATCTTGTGGACGAGGACGACAACCCCGTGGAGAACCCCGACCTCGAGCTTGGCTGGCTGAAGAACGAGACCAAGACCGTGCACCATGATGCGGTAGAAGGCGTGAAAAAAGTCAGCCATTATGAGGTGAACCTAAAGCCTGATGGAACCCCCGCTATTTACTATGATGCCAATGGCAAGGAGTATGGTCGGGATGTCCATGAGGTGATCGATGTTCCCGGTGTACAGGCTCGGGATGCCTACGACGAAGAAGTGGCGTTCATACGATACATCAAGTACACGGCTGAAGAACTGGCGAAAAAGAAAGCCGAAAAAGAGAAGCAGGAAGAACGTCAGAAAGCCGTGGACACCCTGCCCGAAACACTGGCCGCCCTGCAAAGCGCCCAAACCGACACCGACAGCCTGGTGGTGGATCAGGAGTACCGGTTGACCATGTTGGAGCTGGGGGTTACACCGGAGGAATAAGAGTCGAGTCAGCCCATTTGTATCGTTTCGCTTATTGGCACACTGAAAAGGAATGCTGATGAGCGATTTTTTACATTAAGATGGCTCATGCGGAACGTGAGCAGAAAGGAATCAAAATGGAACTCTACAACACCTGTGCACGCCTGATCGAACGCGGCAAGACCAACGGGATGCAGCGGAAGCTGGATATCTTCTTTGCCAACGACCGCCTGACCGAAGAGGAGTACGAAAAGCTGTGCACCCAGCTGGCCGAGAAACTGAAGGAGCAGGGCAATGCTTGATGTCATCGACGTTTCCCGCTGGCAGGGAACCATTGACTGGAAAAAAGTCAAGGCCAGCGGAAAAGTAGGTGGCGTGATGATTCGTGCAGTTTCCACCAAGAGCGGGCAGCTCTACGTCGATCCGTGCTTTGAAGCGAACTATGCCGGGGCCAAATCTGTGGGTTTGCCAGTTGGCGTATATACTTACACCGTTGCGGTAACGGAAGGCATGGCAAAGAAGGAGCTGAACCTGCTCAAGACATGCCTGGAAGGAAAGAGCTTTGAGCTGCCCATTGCTATGGACGTGGAGGACCCCCGTCTGAAAAGTCTGCCCGCAGCCGAGTTGACGAAACTTGTCAAAATGGAGCTCAGGGAGATCGAAAAGTGGGGGCTGTACGCGATCCTGTACACCTACTCGAACTTTGCCGACTACAACCTGAACATGTGGCAGCTGAATGACTTTGACCTATGGCTGGCGGACTACCGGAACAAGCGGCCGACCCGCAAGCACGGTATGTGGCAGTACAGCTCCAAGGGCAAGGTGGCTGGTGTGAGCGGCGTGGTGGACATGAACCATGTGTATAAGGACTACCCGGGCATCATTGCGAAAGCCGGCCTTACCTGTGTGAAAGGAGCGTGAAGCCCACGGAAAGCTTTATCGTGACCCATTTCAACGAGGTGGTCTCCCTGATCATCGCGGCGGCACTGGGATGGGCGGGGAGAACGCTCTATGCCACCATCCAGGAGCAGAAGGCACTGAAAAAAGCGGTGAAAGCTCTGCTCCACGACAGACTCTACCAGAGCTGCCGGTACTACATCCAGCAAGGGTACGTTGACTCGGAAGGGCTGACCAACGTGGGGCTTGTATACGAGGCGTACCACGAACTGAAGGGCAACGGCACCGGCACGAACCTATATGAGCGGATGGAGGCACTGCCGCTGCGGGAAGATCACACAGCCTGAACAGGAGGACTTCAAAATGGAGAAATATACCAATGCAAGTGCTGCGACCTGGGCGAGAACCATCTGCCTGATCGTGGCACTGCTGAACAGTCTGCTGGCTTCGTTCAACAAGAGCCCGCTGCCCATCGACAACGAGCAGCTCCAGCAACTGGTCAGCACCCTTATCACCGTTGTGGTGGCCATCATCAACTGGTGGAAGAACAACTCCTTCACCAAGGAGGCCATCGAGGCAGACGAACTGTTTGCACGGCTGAGGGCGGAAAACAACGCCAGGAAGTAATCAAAATGGAGGAAAAGTCTATGGAAAAATATGGTGCCGCTGGGCATTGATATTTTCATGGACTTTTCTTTTTTGAGTTGTCGGATTTGAGCGATTTGTCGATGGATATATGCCCCAGCATCTGGTATAATAAGGGCACGATAAACAACTTGCGCCTATACCTGTGAAGAACGGAGAATACCTCACAACAATTAGGTAAATTTCCTATCCTAAAAACGGTACCACTGCCAGCCGCGTGGAGCGCGCCATCCGCCATGCCATCGAGGTGGCGTGGGACCGGGGCGATGTGGATACCCTCAACAGCTACTTC